TCGGACAAGGCGGTTCCTATACGCCTTTTGCGATACTCCGAGAAAAAGCTCGTTTTCGTCTGTTTCCCGGCAAATCGTGTCCCATGCGGTCAGAGCATCCCCGACAAGAAGGACTCTTCTTCGGGCGTTCTCCGTCTTTCCGGCGGTGATCTCCCCGCGTTCATTGATTGACCGTTGTACAAAGATATAGTTTCCTCGCCGGTCTGACTTGCGCAGACCCAGCAGCTCGCCCGGGCGCAGTCCCGTCAACGCCTGCAACACATACGGCGCAAGGTCTGGATCGCTATGGGATTCTTTGATCAACAGGCGCAGATGCTCCGGCTGAAGGATTTCCTTGCCGATTTTCGGCGCACTTTGCGGTATCATGATATCCTCTGGGATCATGGTCGAAAGTTTCGCTTTTCGGCAAAATTTATAAAACGCCTTGAGGGTAGCCCGAATGTTCAGCAGGGTCTTTTTTGCCTTGCCGGACTGGTGGGCGGCGTTGATGATCTGCTGAAGGTGCGCTTCTGTTACACTGTCCAGCTTTTTACTGCCGACAGCCGGCAAAATCCAAACCTTGCCCATGCTCTGGATGGGATGCAATGCGCTGTCGGAAACTCTGCCCTTTTGGTCGGCGATGAACAGCTCCCACGCCTTTTCGAACCGCTGCACCTTGCCGATCCCGTCATCCAGCCAGGCATCAGCTTTTGCGTTTGCCTCCCGCTGACCGACTCGCCCTTTTTTCGTGCTGTAAAAGGTGCGCCGCTCACCGTCTTTCTGGACTTTTATCTGCCACCGGCTCTGCTTCTCCATCCAGACAGCCGTGTTCGTTCTTTTTCCCATAAAAAAATAACCACCTTTCGAGGGTATAGCTTGCAAAGCCTACCCGAAAGATGGTATAATCCGATTGTGTGTAGGGGATTATCCGATTCGGGTAAGCTCTCTGCAAAGCCTCGACCGTTGCCGCGGTCGGGGCTTTTTTATTTACAGATATTGTTCGAAATATTGAAGGGCGCTGCATTGACAAAGAGTCCGATTTCTTGGGATATCCTGCCGAGCCTTCGCTTCCTTGTACTTTTTGATATATTTTTCAAGATTCACTTTTACCAGATATTCTTTTCCTCGTAAGGAATCGAATTCTGCCTGCCGAATATGTGGCTCTCTGGTGGAATCGATATAAATCTCTTTTTCGAGAACAACGGCCTTGGAAAAATCGAGTCCGCATCCATTGGCCTTGTCAGTCCATAAAACGTGCGGGTGTTTAATATGAGAACGCATCGGAACAGCGAAGAGATGACCATTGATGCGCACACACACCTGGACATAAGGCCGGGTGGCTTTTTGTTCGATTTCTTGGCAGTGGGCGTAGTCACGGTAAAACTCCGGTGAAAGAAAAATATAGGTCAAAATAAAACAGCCTCCCCATAGAAAATGAGGAGGCAGTCATCTCGGTGAGCTTTTTTTTCGTTTTAGTTCGTCGCGCTCTACGACGAAATCGACTCAGTGAGCTTTCTTTTTTACGGTAGTCGCGCTCTACGACTACATCACCAAGGTTACCCTTGCACCCTCATTATATTCACAAAATGTAAAGAAATCAATAAAAAAACGAAAATTCCTGTTAAAAAAATTTAACAGCGAGAATTTGTCATATTCTGATCATGCTGGTAAAAGCAACAGCTTTCCCCAAAATCTCGATATTGTCCAGATCGTCCCCGTCAAATTCCAAATCCGGATGGAGCGGGTTGCAAGCCCGCAGGATGATTCGGCTGGAGTCTGGTGCATAATAGACCTTTTTCAATGTTGCCTCGTCCCCGATCCGCACGGCGGCGATCTCTCCGGATTCCACTTCCGGCTGCTGCCGGATGTAGACAATGTCTCCATCGAAAATGCGGGCGTTGATCATGCTGTCACCTTTGCACAGCAAAGTAAAATCACAGTGGATCGAAGCGGGAACATCATCAAAGATGCCACTTTCCCCGTTTGCCAAGATAGGCTTGCCGCAAGCAATTGCTCCCAAGCGGGGGCGCTTCACAAATTCGGGAAGCAGGAAAATATTTGAAGGAGATGGAGGAAGGGATTCACGTTCCATAGATATATCATAGCCCATCAACCAAGCTTCGCTCACGCCGGTGGCTACGGATATGTCATAAACGCCGTCCTGCTTTGCTTCATAATCGCCTCGGATATAGTGACTCATTCTGCCTTTGTCGATTCCTGTGAGACGGCACAGCTCAGCCTGCGTAATTCCTTTTATATCAAGCAGCTCTCTCAAGCGAGAAGCAAAAGAAGTTACTTTCTTCATGGTAACACCTCCCGGTACTTATATAATAGCAGAAAGTTGCGAAAAATCAATATAATTAACTAAAAAATTTGAGAAAATCTCAATTTTGGGGTTGACAAAAGCTCAACCGTGGTTATAATAAAAATAGAGTTGCGAAAACTCAACACCAAAGAAGGGAGGACACAGAATGCCGGAAATGGACTACACGGCTCTGCTGGAGCTGATAAAAAGCAAAAAATTAAACCAAAAAGAGGTTGCAAAGAAAATCGGGGTAAGTGAAGGGCAGTTTTGTCACAAGCTTGCTGGAAGATTTCCTTTTAAGCAGTCTGAAATTTCAAAAATTTGCGAAGTTTTGGAGATTTCGGAGATTGAAATTGGGAAATATTTTTTTGCACAAAAAGTTGAGAAAACTCAATAAGACGGGCAGTAAACAACAGGAGGGAGAACATGGCAAGGAAATCTTTTATCAAACTTCGCGCTTTGATGATCGAGCGGGAGACGACTCCCGATGATCTGGCGCGGGTGCTGGGCATGAGCGTGACCAGCGTGCGCAGCCGTCTGGCGGGGGCTACCCCGTGGCGCCCGATGGAAATGCTGGCGACTCTGACCTTCTTAGGTAGAGCGCCGGAAGAGGTGTGGATTTACTTCCCGCCGAAAGACTTGGAGAAAAGCGAAGGGAGGAAAAGCGCATGATCGAGATGATCTTTAACGTGGCAGCCATCACCGCGCCCACCGTTGGGCTGTTGGCTCTGGCGTATACCATCGACCGGATGCTGATCCTCGCCGGCAAGCAGAGTAGACGGCACAGGGGGAAAGCCGCATGAAAAAGCCGGAGAATCCCTGCACGCAAGCCTGTCCGCTGAGAAAGCCCGGATGCCGTGAGGATTGCTTCGATTTCATCCTGTATGAGATCAAGCTGAAATACTGGCGGGATGAAGAGGCGATCAACCTCCGCGGGGAGAATGACTACTTCGATTATGTCGGGCGGTCCGTTGACCGGCTGAACAGAAGGAGGGGTCGAAAATGAGCCATACTTTCCGGTGGATCATCCACATGAACCCGGAACGGCTGCAGGTCCTTCTGTGGTGCAGACGGATGGAGCGAATCCTCCCGGGGTTCGAACATACGAAACGATACAGCGCAATTAAGGGAGGCGGCAAAGGATGACCCCTGAGATCGCAAAGCGAGCTTTTTTTGCAAAAACGCCGGTCACCTTCGAAGGGATTACCTACCCAAGGATCAGCGCTCTGATCTATCGGGACTTCGGGGAGCAGGTAGGAATCCAGATCGAGCTGGAGGACAAGAACCGAAAAAGCGCCGTGATCGCTGCGCCGGCAAAAGTCAGCCTTGCCGGGTCATTGCCGACGCAGAAGCTTCCGGCCAAAGGCGGCGGATCAAAAGGCGATACCCTCTATGAGATAGAAGGGATTCGGCTGACACGGGTCAGCCGTTTCTACAACGTCTTTGACGAGGACGGAGAGCCGGTCTGCTTGACACAGAACCCGCTGACCGCTTGGACAAAGTTTTTCGATATGGCGGACAACGCTGTACGGGAAAAGCTCCGGTCGGAGATCATAGCGGCGGGAAAAGATAAAGAATAACTGAGGAAAACAAAAGGGCCAACAAAGCCCTTTTGAACGCTCATAAAGCTATTAAGTTTAGCGCGAAAAACATGGGAGAGGGAGAAAGGGAGTGGGCGGACGAAAATATCTCATCCGGACGGTGACCGCCGGAGACACCATCGAGGTTTTCAAAACGCAATCGACAAGGTACGGGCTGAACATCCCACGGGTCGAGCACGAAGGAAAAACGCCGGCGGCGGTCGAAAAAAACAATCAGCGGCTGGCGGAAAGAAAACTGCGGCAGCTGATCAACGAGAACTTCCGGGACAACGACTATCATCTGATTTTTCGCTACTTCAAAAATCTGAGACCCAGCAGCATGACGGAGGCGGCGGAAGAGTTCCGACGGTACCTGAGACGTGTGCAATATGATCTCAAAAAAGACGGGTTAGAGCTGCGCTACATCTGGGCGGTCGAGGTCGGAAAAAAAGGAGCGATCCATTTCCATGTGATCGCCAACCGGTTAGACCTGACCTACTTCACGAAGCAGTGGCGCCGGCAGACTGTTGACGGGTCCGGAGAGAGGGTCTGGCAGAAGCTTGGGACCGTATACTGCATTCCTCTCTGGACAGATGGGCAGTACAAGGATCTTGCAAATTACATCATCAAGCAAACAAGCGAGACCTTCCGTGCCATGGGCGGGAAGCGATACAACGCCAGCAGAAATTTAAGAAAGCCGAAAGAGACGGTCAAACAGGTGAACGCCTCCACGTGGAGGAAGAACCCAAAACCGCCGAAAGGATATATTTTCGACCCGTCCTTTCCGTTGGAGAATGGAGTCTGCGAAATAACCGGAATTCCATACCAACGGTATGGGCTGATCCGCATCGACCGCCAAAGGGCACGGGAAAGAATGCTGAACTAAGGAGGGAACAACATGCCGAAAAAGCTGAAACTGCCGCCGGAGTTGGTGGCGAAATACGAAGAAAGATCGAGAAGGGCGGCTTCCGTCCTGGTCAAAAACTGGGAAGAAAATCGGAAAAAGGCTTATGATCCGAGAAAGTGGGGGAGAGCATGAAAATCAAAACAGTGGCAGCAATCTGCAAAAAGAACAAAACGGCGTCCCTGCTGAAAGAGGACGGCGACTTTGGACAGCAATTTATCAGCGACGGAAGAGCGATCTATCCGCTGAGCGGGCTTCCGGAGCTCGACAGCGAGAGCTTACTGACCATTTTTGACATACCGGAGAAAGGAAAATCTGACTGGACAGTAAACCGCCTGTCGACCGCCGCGCTCCCCCTGAAAGATGTCACATGGGGAGAGAAACAAGCGGAAGATATGCCGATCACCGTCAGATGGAACGGGAAAAACCTCCTTCCGGTCAAAACGCCGAGCGGGGTATACATGATCGATATCAAATACCTGTCACCGATCAGCGACGTTACGCCGATCGAACTATACGAAAGAAAGAGCGGCGACGGGGTGACCTACATCGCCGCCAAAAGCGGACTGCTATTGCAGGCGCTGATCCTGCCGGAGAATGCCGTGTCAGATGAGCTGATCGAGGTACTGGATGAGCTTCTTCAGCTCTGCACACATAAGCGAAACCGGGAAAAGTGGGAGAAGGCCAACCGGAGAGAAGAGGAAGAACAGCTGGGATTCTCGATCGATCCGGAGACCGGCGAGGTGGCGGAATGAGTTACGACAGCCAAAAAGCCCGCCAAATCTGGCAAAACATGCAGAACAACGCGCAGGGGCACATCTTCGAAAGCTGCATAGAGAGCGGGTGCGACGATTACTCCCGGCAGGAGCGGGCGGAGGTCGAAAAAACGCCCGAACCCTTCCGCGTGACTCAGAAGGGAAAAGACGGGAAGTTTGAAGGCCGCTTTATCGCCAACGCCCAGCCGGACTTCAAAGGTACTCTGATCGGCGGGCGTGCCATCGTCTTTGAGGCAAAGCACACGACAACGCCGAAAATCCACCAGAACGTGATCACCGAGACCCAGTGGCGCTCGCTGGATCGCCACCAAAAGCTTGGAGCACTGGTCGGCGTGTGCGCCGGGATCGGGCAGGACTTTTTCTTTGTCCCGTGGGACGTTTGGAAAAGCATGAAGCTTCTTTTTGGGCATAAATACGCCACCGCTGCCGAGCTGAGTCCGTGGCAGGTGCGCTTTAACGGGAGCTGTCTATTTCTGGACTACCGGAGCGGGCAGAAGGTAGAGGAGGAACTGAAGTGATCTTTTGCAAAACCTTCAACTGTGACCACCGGCATGGAAATTTTTGCTGCAGAACCTGCTACAAAAAGAAAGAGTGCAAAAATGCTTGTCAGAATGACCCGATGCGCTGCGGTCTTGCTCGGCAAAAGCCGGACGAATCAACTGCCATCCGGATGCGCTGCGGACCGGATGCGGAAAGAGGGAGAAAATGAACAGGGGAGAAATATACTGGGTAAAATGCGCTGCTGCCTGCGGCAGCGAAACGAGAAAAGACCGACCGGCGCTGATCGTCTCAAATGAGCTCTGTAATAAACACAGCCCGGTGGTCGAGATCGTATACCTGACAACGAAAGAAAAGAAACCGCTTCCGACACACGTTGAAACCTATCGGGGGGGGGCGAAAGCAGACGGTCCTTTGCGAGCAGATTCAATCCGTGAGCAAGGAGAGGATCGGTGAGCGCCTCTGGAGACTCGACCAAGAAGAAATGAAGGAAGTGGACAGGGCGCTGGCGGTGTCGCTGGGACTTGTGCCGGCACACCCGCCGTGCGAAAAACGAGAGGAAAGAAAAAACATGGAAAAACCTATCTTCGCGCTGATCGCAGCTATTTTGGCGGTGCTGATCGCCTTCAGTTTGCTGATCACGGCGCAGGCGCAGGAGCTGACCATCGAGGAAACCTTTGAGCGGGCGGCATACGCCTACCGGCTCGATCCCGATCTGCTGGTCAGCATTGCAACTCTGGAAAGCGGCTACGGTCAAAGCGCAGTCGCCAAAAACAGGAACAACTGGTTCGGCTGGACAAGGTCGAACGGCGGGTACATGGACTTTGAGACCCCGCAGGCGGGCATATGGTACGTTGCCAGAGCGATCAGCCGCCGACCGCATGGAAGCATCGAAGAGATCGCAGCCTGGTATAACGCACCTTTTGCCGACATCTGGGCGGAGCGGGTGCGGGCGATTTATGCAAACAGAAAGAAATGACGAGCAGATAGGAGAGACAAACATGAAGGACTACGCAAACTTAAAGCATGACGAAAAGCCGTTCTGCGATGACGGGATGACCGTGGACGAAATCTCGAGATTTTATCGAGGGGGGGCGGACAAAAATGAAACATTGGCGATCCTTGCGGATTGCAACGCCACCACCCGCACTGAGATGACCAATCTGCTCACCCAGATCGGGCTGATCACCGGGACCCAACAGTCGAAAGAACGGAAGAAAGAAGAATCCCCGCGCATGAAAGCAGCGCGGGAAAAGGTCGAAAAAGCGGTTGAGCTGGCAGACAAAGGGCTGACCTCAGCCGAAGCGGCGAGAGAAATGGGAATCGACCCGAAAGCCCTTCGCCAGATTGCCAGCAGAAACGGGATCCGATTCGCTCCGGCGGATCGGTCGAAGATCGCAAAGACTGCCCACGAGAAGAAAGAGAATCAGGAGGAAAAAGACATGGAGAAAACCGCAGAAAAAACCACCGGATCGCCGAATTGGAGAGATGAAGCAGAACGTCTGAGCGAAATCAATACCCGGCAGGCGGATGAAATTTACGGGCTGAAAAGAAAAATTGAAGATTTGAACCGGGAGGTCGACGTCTATCGCGCAAAGCTCGAGATGGTCTATTTGATTTTTGGCAACAGATAGGAGGGACAAACATGACCAAATCAAAAGAGCTGCAGACCCTGATCAATGACCTACATGCTTTCCGAATCTCATCGCCGACCACGTTCTACCATCCGCCGATCCTCGATGATGCAGCGCAGGTGATCGAGAGCCTCCTGCAGGAGCTGGAAGAGGAGCGATACCGCCATGACCGCCTGCAGGACTGGACGGTGGCAAGAGACGAAGCGCGGGAGAAGATGGAGAAGAAAATCCACGCCCTCACCGTGGAGCGCAAGACCCTCGAAAAGCGGGTCGAATACGTGCAAAAGGAACGCCTTGCACTTTATCGCCGGATCATGGAGGTCGAGGCGAAGCTTTGGGAATTGGAGGAGAAAGAAAATGCCGAATTGTAGATTTTGCCGCCAGCCGGTGAAGTCCGGAGTTGTTCACCATCCGGAGTGCTGGGAGAAGAAAACGGAGGAAATGGCGCAGATTTTCTGCGCTGAATACTGCCGCTTTCCGCGAGAGGTAAAAGACGAGGACGAGCTCGATGAGCACTGTGACCGCTGCCATCTGGTGGCACTGTTCAACATCGGCCTGTAAGGAGGAAAACATATGAGAGTCATCAAGAAAGAAGTGGGAAAGGATGCCCGCTGGGTCGATATTGAGAACAGCCTGGAATCCCTTCAGCGCGAAGTGGGGGGGGGTACATCGAAGTGGTGACCCTGACGAGCGACTGCGCTCTGATCGTCAACGAGGAAGGGCGGCTGATCGGTCTGCCGTACAACTGCACCATCAGCAATCTGGATTTAGTCGGACCTGTGCTTGCCGTTGGCATCGATGGCGAAGAGTTTGCGGACTGTCCGCTGCCGGCGATGCGCTTGCTGTTCGGAGGTGATAAAAGTGAAAAGAAATAAACTATTCACAAACGGGCTGGATCTTGTGCAGCGCAAACAGCTGGAACGACTGTATGAGATCGGAAAGCACCGGGATGCAGCCGCCCAGACGGCTATGATGATCAGCTGCATCTGTCTTAACCATGATCATCATTTTGGAATGAAACGGCTGCTGGAACATCACGCCCGGACGAAAGAGATGATCGATAAATTCTACGAGGACCCAGAGCAGGGCTGCGCATGGATCAAAAGAGAGCTGGAGCGGATCGGATTCGCCGAAAGCTCGCTGGAAGAAGTGATGGATGCTCTTGCAGTCTCGGACGATCTGGGCAAGAAACTGAAACGGATGGAGGGGAAACGATAGTGCCATCGAAGAAATGCAAGCTGTGCTATTTTCGAAAAAGCATCGGAATGAGCCTGTCCGCCTGTCATTATATGCTCGAAACGGGAGAGCCTCGGGGCTGTGATCCGGAGGGGTGCGACAAATTCCGCCCGAGAAGATCGGCGGCGACAAAGGCGACCCTCGGAGGGCTGACCACCGCAGTAAAGAGAAAGAAGGAAACGCAATGAGCTCGCCGCGCTATATCTGGTGGAGCTATGTCAAGGGCATGATCCGAAAATTCCCAGAGCGGGCGGAACGGCTGCAAGATATGAAAGACCCGCCTGCAGAAATCGATCTGAGCGGGATGCCCAAAGGCGCAGGGAAGATCGGACGACCTACGGAACAGCTCGCCATCGCTCAGCTGCCGCCGACCGAGCAGAAAGAATATGAAGCGGTCCGCGCTGCCCTGCGGGAAACTCTGGGACTGTCAAACGGAAAGCTTCGGATTCGGCTGATCCGGATGGTGTTCTGGAAGCGAACCCACACGGTGCAGGGTGCAGCTCTCCGGCTGTACGTTTCAGAAAAGACAGCCAAACGGTGGCACCGATCTTTTATCCTTCTTGTGGCGAAAAAAGCGGGGCTTTTAACGGAAGTTGACCCCTTAGAGCCAAAAAAATGAGGTAAAATGATAGTGTCGAGAAAGACCGAAAGGTCAGAACGACCCACCGCTCCCGACCTTGCCCAACGGGAGCGGCTCCCTTATCCGGACTTCGGACAGACAGCGATTGCAGGCGCTGGCAGGCTCACCACCTGCGGTCCGGCGTTTCATCCATGCGGATGCGGCATGCGATACCTCCTTTCTCCTCACGGTTCAGCTGTGCGAAAGCATCGAGGAAATAAGCTGACCACCGCCGAGCGGGCTTTTCCTTCGGGAAGGGCTAACCGGACATTAGCCCGAAACGAAAACCTCGCCGGCATCTATGCAGCCAGACAGGGCACGACCTGCGCGGCTGCCGTTGACCCGTAATGTGGTCTCTCCTATGTTCTATCCGCCGAAAGGCGGGTGGCAAATCCAGCCTGTGCGAAAGCATGGGCTTTTCTTTTGCAAATTTTAGGCGCGGCGGAACAGAAGAATCTGCAGAGGTGGGTTAGAGGGAATAATACAGGAAGGTGGTGCTATGGCGAAAAGGCTGACTGATAAGGAAAAGAAAAAAATTGTTGCTTCGTATGTCGAAATGGGAAGCTTTCGGGCTGTCTCTCGCAAGCATGGCATCGCGCCGGTAACTGTAAAAAGGATTTGCGAAGCTTCGGGCGATTTAGCCCAGAAAGTCGCGGAGAAAAAAAGACAGAACACCGAGGACGTGCTTCTCCACATGGACAAGCAGAAAGCAGAGGTCTGCGAAGTCCTCGATACATACCTGAAGGCGTTGAAAGACCCGGACAAAATCCGGAAGGCGGGCGTGCTTCAGATCGCCACTGCTATGGGTATTGTGATCGACAAATACACCGCTACCGCCACGCAGGACAGAGCACTTGACCGTCTGGACGAAGTTCTGGAGAAGATCGGGGGCGTGATCTGATGGCGTTTACCGAAAAACAGCGGGAATTCCTCAACTGCGCTAACCACCGTTGGAACTTCAAAACGGGGGCGACCCGTTCCGGAAAGACCTACCTCGATTATTTTGTGATCCCCAAAAGAATCCGGCGCGTGAAAGACTTGCCCGGTCTTGTGGTGATCCTCGGAAACACAAAGGGGACCCTTCAGCGGAACATTATCGAACCGCTGCAGGATTTATACGGAACGGATTTGGTCAGCTCGATTCGGAGCGACAACACAGCGACCTTGTTTGGTGAAAAGTGCCACTGCTTAGGCGCGGACAAGATCAACCAGGTGGACAAAATCCGCGGCAGCTCCATCAAATACTGCTATGGCGATGAGGTCGCCACATGGCACGAGGACGTGTTTACAATGCTGAAATCCCGTCTGGATAAGCCATATAGCAAATTTGACGGCACACTCAACCCCGAGGGACCCCATCACTGGATCAAGGCGTTCCTCGACTCCGATGCGGATATTTACCGGCAGGATTACACACTGGACGATAATCCCACCCTTGACCCTGCCTTTGTGGAAAATCTAAAAAGAGAATATGCCGGCACTGTCTACTATGACCGGTATATCCTCGGGCTGTGGACGGCGGCAGAGGGTGCAATCTATCGACAGCTTGCTGACCGACCGGCTGATTTTATGATCGATGAGATTCCGCCTATTATGTTTGCCACTATCGGCGTAGACTTTGGCGGAAACGGGTCGGCTACGGCGTTCAACTGCACCGGGTACACTCTGGGGATGCGGCAGGTAGTTACACTGAGAGAATACTACAAAAAAGCGATCATTTCCCCGGCGGAACTTGAGCGGGACTTTGTTCAATTCGTGCAGGAATGCCGAAGGGATTACATCATTGCGGACGTTTACGCGGACAGCGCAGAACAGACGTTGATCCAAGGTCTGCGGACGGCGGCGGACAAGGCGCGGCTGCCGGTGATGATCCACAATGCAAGAAAGGGACCGATCAACGACAGAATCCGGTTTTTTTGCAGGCTTCAGGCAACGGGACGGCACAAGATCGCCCGCTGTTGCCCTGAGACCTTGCAGGCGTTCCAGACTGCTGTCTGGGATTCCAAATACACTACAAAAGACGTGCGGCTTGACGATGGGCGGCACAATATCGACAGCCTGGATGCGCAGGAGTACGCGGTCGAGGCTGTCACGCGGCAGATATTGACACTGTAAAGGCGGTGGAATAATGTTTGAGACTTTGCGGAAGGCGGTGAGGAACATGATCCAGAAAAGCGGCGCAGAGAGCGGGCTGTCTAAACAGTTCAAGGACATCTTTGAGCTGGGCGGCGTTCCTGCGTTTAATCAGTTTTACTATTTCGGCATTTTCCCGTGGAAATATGTTTTCCGCGGCTATTATAAGCCGTGGCATCTTGTGAAAGCCCCGACCATTGCGGACCCGAACCACATGCGAGACCTTGCCCGCTTAAACATGGCAAAGGCGGTCAGCGCGGAGCTGGCGGGGCTGGTCTGGAACGAGCAATGCGCTGTGGCTGTCTCACAGGAAGGGGCTGAAGATCAGCCGCTGGATGAGTTCGTGCAGGAGATTCTGCAAAAAAACAACTTTTGGACAAAAATGCAAGAACACATCGAACAGAGCATGGCACTGGGCGGCGGTGCGCTCAAGGTCTGGGTCGAGCACCGCAGAGATCAGAACGGCGACCCGATCCCCGGATCGGAAGAGCTGAAGATCGGCTATTGCATGGCGGATCAGTTCGTCCCCACCGCTTGGAACAATGCGGAAGTGACCGAGGGCGTTTTTATCAGCCGCGAAGCAAAGGGCGGCTATTATTACACCCGCTTGGAGTGGCACAAATGGGACGGGGAGACCTACTGGGTCACCAACGAACTTTTCAGAGCAGATCAGAAAAACGGATCACAGGAACCGCAGGATATCCTTGGATTCCGCTATCCACTCGAAACGATCTACCCGGAATTGTCGCCCGAAACATCTTTGCAGGGCATCGAAAACAGCCTTTTTGCCTACTACCGGACAGCGATTGCAAACAACATCGACGACAATAGCCCGCTGGGCGTGTCGATCTACGCCAACGCAATGGACACGCTCCACGCCCTGGATGTTTGTTATGATTCGCTGGCGAACGAGTTCCGGTTGGGCAGAAAAAGGATCATCGTGCCCGCTTCCATGGTGCGCACCGTTACCGACCCGCAGACCGGAGCGGTCCGGCGTTACTTCGATGCAACAAATGAAGTATACGAAGCCCTCAGCACGGACGACCCCGACTCGCTGAAGATTCAGGAGCAAAACACAACCCTGCGGGTCGATGAGCATATCGATGCTATCAATGCTTTGCTGTCGGTTCTGTGCTTGCAGCTGGGATTTTCCGCCGGGACGTTTACCTTCGACCGACAGAGCGGGATCAAGACTGCCACCGAGGTCATCAGCGAAAACAGCAAAACCTTTAAGACCGTGAAATCCCATCAGCTGCAGGTAAAAACGGCTATTGAGCGGGTGGTCGATTCCATCATTGAAGTGGCTGCTCTGTACGATCTGCAATGGAACGGGCTGCGGATCAAAGACCTTGCCGCGAAAGGCTGGGAGCGAAAAGTTACTTTTGACGATTCCATTCTGCAGGACCGGCAGACCAACATCAACGAGGGCATCCTTCTTGTGGGCAATGGTTTGATGAGCAAAAAGACCTTCCTTGTGGAAAAGCTGGGTTATACCAGCGAAGAAGCAGAGGCAGAACTTGAAGCAGTTCGAAACGAGGGAGCGGTGTCTGGCGGCGTTCTCGACCGTCTTTTTGTGGGCGGTGCTGAATAGTGGCAAAACTGGACAAAAACACAGCTCTCCGGCTGTCTGAGCCGATAGAAGAAGCCTACCTCGAAGCGGTTGACCGGCTGATCCTCAACATTGCCAAGCACCTGAAAAGCGGCACGGCGATCAGGACGGCGGGGTGGGAACTCCAACGGTTGCAAGAGATGGGACAGCTTACCGCCGAAAATGCAAAGATCATAAACGCAGCGATAAAGCAAATCCCTGAGATTATAAAAAACACCTTGGACGAAGTCAGCCGGATCGCACTTGAGGATATCGATAAAGCGATAGCCGAAGCGATAGCCAAGGGACTGATCGAACAAGCCCCGACCGACAACGTCACCGGCTTGCTGGATGATCTGGCGCGGCAAGCCATTGATCAGATGAACCTTGTTAACACCGTCATGCTGCAATCCTCGCAAAGTGCATACCTTCAGGCGGTGCAGGGCGTTGTCCAATGGGAAAATCAAGTCCTTGCGGGCGCAGAGAAAACCACCGTGCAGAGTCTCATGAACACTTCGGCGACATCGGTGCTGACAGGAGCGGAAACGCGGCGGGTAGCTCTAAAAAAGGCAATCCAGCAGCTGAACCGATCGGGGATTTATGGCTTTGTTGACCGAGCGGGGCGGCATTGGTCTCCGGAAGCATATGTGAATATGGATATCCGGACAACTGTGCACAATGCGGCGGTCCAGTCCATCCGAACCCGTCAGGAAGATTACGGCAGCGATGTGTTCCAGGTATCGACCCACGCAGGAGCACGCCCGCTTTGCTATCCGTGGCAGGGCAAGTTCTTGTCATGGGGGAATCAAGGCGGAACGTTTACCGACGGGAACGGGAGAAAGAGAAGCTATATTTCGATTAACGAGACAAGCTACGGAGAACCGGCTGGGCTTTTTGGTATCAACTGCGGGCACTACCCGATGCCGCAAATTCCCGGCGTTACGATCCCGCAAAGCCCCGATAAGATGAGCAAAGAAGAAAACGATCGCATTTATCGAGAAAGCCAGACACAGCGATATCTTGAACGGCAGATCAGAGAAGCGAAAAGGGAGAAAGCCGCATACGAAGCGGCGGGACTTTTCGCCGATGCGAAAGATATGGATGCGGTGATCCGGCAGCGGCAAGCAGACATGCGGGCGTTTATTGATGAAACAGGCAGAGCGCGGCGATATGACCGCGAAAGTGTAAAAGGATAGGAGTGGAAACCATGAACGAATACCAGAAACTGCTGGCATTTCTCAAAATCACCGGCGAAAACCTGAAAATCCTCCACCATAACCTCGTGGGCGGCGACTGGTTCGCAAACCATGAGCAGCTGGGTGAGTATTACGAGAAAGTGGCGAATATCGCAGACGAAGCAGCCGAGCGCGGTCTTTCGCTCGGCTATAAAGAGCCGGCCATCGGCGAGGCGGTTCTTCTGTTTCAGTCGGACATCCTTCCGGCAATGGACAGAGACACGAGGGAAAGCTTCGGCGCGGTAGCGGCAGCCTTCCGCAGCATTGCGGGCATGATGAACGCAGCCAAAGCGATCACCCCGCCGGACGTGCAGAACAAGCTGGACGAATGGATTTATTCCTTCGATTTCGAAGCTGACTATAAACTCGCCCGCCTTTTGGGGAAAACTCCCGAAGCTTCCGCAGAAGAAGAGTGGGACGATTAAGGAAAGGAGGGAAACACCGTGGCAAAATGCAAACATGCGTGGGTCACCGTGATGGTTGACCCGTACACCACCAAAACCGTTTGTGTTCATTGCGGCGAAGAGAAAGCCGACAAAGAACAGAAAGACGAAAAGCCCGAAGAATAGAAGGGGGTGATCCTCTTATCTCCCGCGCAGGGTTAAGCGTAAAAAACGAATAGCAAGGGCACAGACCTTTTTATTACCAACTCGCCCGCCGGGGCGGAAAACCGGCACTCGCCTCTCGTCTGGGGCGGTAAAGAAAGGACGGAAAACTATGGCATTTTTCAACCGAAAAACCCTGACCGAGAAAGGTCTTACCGAAGAGCAGATTACTTACATTATGGCGGAAAGCGGCAGAAAGCTGGCGGCGGACTACGAAGCTAAAAGCGATTTTGCGGACCGTCTCGCGGCGGAGCTGGAAAAGGCAAAAACCGCACCTGTCAACGTGGAAGAAACGGAAGCTTATAAAGCTTTGGCGGCAGAGCGGGACATGCTCCGCGCTCTGGGCGGTGAGGACTTTGCAGCGGTCAAACCCAAATTCCGAGAAGCTGCATACAAGATGATCGACCGTGCAGACGGCGCGGCATCTCTCGAGGATCAGCTCAAAGGAATCCGGGAAAAATACGAAGAGTATTTCATCCAAGACCCGACTACCACGGCTCCGGCTCTCCAATTCGGCGCGGGCGTGAAAGGCGCAATGCCGACCGGAAACCAAAAGCTTGATATTTCCGAGCTGTGGTTCGGCAAACGAAAGGAAAGATAACTATGGCATTTACTCAGAACACCCTGAACTATACCACCGAATATTCCAAGGCGATGGCTAACGCCTATCCCTACTGGTCGTACTTCTCCGATCTGTACGGTTCCCCCAACTCTGCCACCTATAAACCTCTGGGCGGAAAAGCGGTAGCCGTTCAGTCTATGACCGTAGCGGGCGCAAAAGCTGCAAACCGCGACAGCATGACCGGCGCATTTTCCCGCAATTTCAACACCGCCGAGCAGGTGCTGACCATGGAAATGGACAGAGAGTGGGACACCCTCGTTGATCCTATGGATATGCAGGAGGATGCGATTGTCACCCTCGCAAACATCACCCAGACCTTTAACCAGTTCCAGAAAATCCCCGAGATGGATGCTTATGCGGCTTCCAAACTGGCTGCAGCTGCTACCGCTGCTTCCCGCGTTGACACCACCGCACTGAACGCCAACAACATCCTGACCCAGTGGGACACCTACGTGGCTGCAATGGTCAATGCTCGCGTTCCTCGTGACAGAATCCGCGCAAAAATGACCCCCGACACCTATAAGTTGCTGAAAGAAGCTGCTGGCATCACCCGCTTTGTTGATGCAGCTACCGGCATCCGTGACGTAGACAGAAACGTTGGCAAGCTGGATGGCATCGTTATCGAGGAAGTCCCTGCCGACATGATGAAAACCGCCTATGATTTCTCTGACGGCTGGGCTGTTGGCGCTTCTGCCTCTCAGATCAACATGCTGCTGTTTGACCCTCTGGCTGTTGCCGCTCCTGTTGTGTATGACGTTTCTATGATGTCTGCACCTTCCGCGCAGAGCAAGGGTAAATGGCTGTACTACGAGAGATATTACTACGATGTCTTTGTTCTGAATCAGCGCACCAACGGCGTTTACGCCAACATTACCGCCTAAGGAGTGAGCCTATGGCGTACATCACCTTCGAGGAATTTTCCGCACTGTACGGGGACCTGATCCCCGAAGCACAGTTTAGCCAGTACGCCACCGCCGCAAGCGACATTATCGACATCGTGACCCGTTGGAGCATCGAGCAGAGGGGCGGCTTCGCCTCTCTGCCTGCTTCTTTACAAGCGAAGGTAACCAAAGCGACTGCCGCGCAGATCGTTTACACCGAACAGGCGGGCGGCGTTGATGCGGTTTTGTCCGGTCAGTCCGGAGCGGGTTATACCGTGGGAAAGGTACACATTGACGGATCGGCGAGCGGACAAGCTTCCAACCGCGCCGTGCAAATGGTTTCCCCGATGGTGGTAGCCCTGCTGGAACAGACAGGACTGATGGAAAGGAGCGTACCATGCTTAGACCTATTCCCCGCGCTCTTTTAACTGATTCCCTGACCCTCAAGGTCTGCACCGGCGTTGATGCCTGGCAGAACCCTACACAGGAAGAGTACGCAGTTTCCGCCGTTCACCTGCAGGACTCCAACGCGGTGAAAAAGACCGCAAACAATACCGAGGTTGTCCTTCGCGGCGTTCTCTTTGTCGATTCCCGCAGATCACTCCCCTCGCTGGATTACCGCGCTTTGTGTGAGCTGTCGGAGTCTAACGGGAAACCGCTCCGCGCCGTGGTAACCTCCGCGGATGGAAGCGTGACCGATTTCGAAGTTGTTTCCGTTGATTGTGTGCCGGATGTACCCTCGACACGCACCCATCATGTGGAACTGGGGTTGGTGTAATGGGCTTCTCGATCAAAACCGACAAAGCGAAATGGCGGGCAGCCGTCAACCTGGCAGCGGATAAGGCGGCGGAAGCTCTTGCCGAGCAGATGATGCAGGACTCCCTGCAGATCATTCCGAAGCAAGAGGGATCCTTACGGGATTCCGGACGAATCGAAAAGACCGAGGGCGGCGGGCGTGCGCTCGTGTGGAAAACCGTCTACGCCCCGTATCAATGGTTTGGCGAAAGAATTGACGGTTCTCACAAAGTCCGCAACTATTCCACACCCGGAACGGGGAAAATGTGGGTGGAGCAAGCGCGAACCCAAAACGCCGAAAACTGGCGGACGGTAGCACAGAACGCGATCAACAAATCAATGAAGGAGTGACACTTTGAGAGCTGAGATTGTAGAAGTTTTAAAAGGCATCATTGCCGAGCAGGTCAGTGCGCCGGTAGTGATCGGGTCACTGCTTCCGGACAGAAGTTTTTCTGTCAGCTTTGCGGGCGGGGCTCCTGCCGCGGCATACTGGACCTTAAACACGGACGAAGATATGCCGATCACCTTCAACGGGAAAGGACCGAATCAGCAGGATTTAGCGGTTCAGATGGAACAGGTACACCGTTCCCTCACCACCAACAAAAACCTGCCCACGGGCGAAAATTGGCAAATCTATGCAATCACTACAACCTCCGCCCCACAGCTGATCGGGCGCGAGGAAAACGGAAACTGGATTTTCGGGTCCTCTTTCCGTGTTAGATTTTTCGCGAAAGGAGCGAATTAGACCATGGCAACTACCAACTTTTTGCTGGTCAACCATACGATTCAGGTAGAGATCGACACCACCCCCACCGCAGCGCAGCCCACTTGGGTCGCTTTCGGCGATGGCATCGAAAATCTGACCGAGGCACTGAATGAGGTTGTGCAGCAATATTTCTTTTTCTCCGGCGGCGGCTTTGCGCAGAACTATGTCACCGGCATGGCTCCCGCTTACACCGTGACCGGTCACCGCATTGTCGGCGATCCCGCCCTTGACTGGATTTTCTCCCCCGAGCGCAAGTTCGGACTGATGACCCAGAGAAACACCCAGCTCCGCCTAAGTGTTGCACAGGCAGACGGAAGCACCGAGCAGATCACCGCACCGATCACTTTGGCGAACCTGACCGATCTCGGTGGCGCGACCACTGACGGCGCGGCTATTTCTTTCGAAATGCGCATTAACGGTCAGCCGACCTTAACCAACACCCCGGCGTAAACAGTCAGCCCCTCGCTTTCGGCGGGGGGCTTTTCTTTAAGGAGGTAAACAGATGTACGTTATTAAGACAAAAAAACACATTCAGGAACAGCTGAGACTGGAAAACGGAGCGGGCGAACCGCTGGAGCTTACCGTTGACCTGTGGATCAATGACGTTTTGCATCAGTATAACAAGCTTCGCCTGATGCTCGGCGAAGCACAGCACGAACTTCAGAACGATCCGCACTCCGAAAAGGCACAGGCTTCCTATGGAGCTGTACTGGTCGCTTTTTTAGAGCTGATCTTTGGGACCGAAAACGTGGAAAAGCTACTTGCTTTCTACGCCAACAGATACACCGACCTGCTGGAAGATGTCGCCCCGTTTATTGTCGAAGTGATCCAGCCGAAGGTCAACACCGCGATCCAGACAAAGGCGCAGAACCTCAAGAAAATGGCACAGAAAGCCCGAAAGGCGAGACGATGAAATTCTACCAGCCCCTGCCTGAAAATGTCGAATACAAGGGGAAAACTTACGCGGTAGACTTTTCCTTTTCGACGGTGCTGGCGGTGCTTGACGTTCTCGAGGATGAAGAAATGACCGCCGATCAGAGGGCGGGCGCAGCTCTTGACCTGCTGATCCGGCAAAAGCACCCAAACGAGCGGGAGCTTCTTGAGGCTGTTTTACTGCTGATTACTCCAAAGAAAAAACGTACAGCAAACGGACCGCCGAGCATGGATTTCTCGCAGGATTGGGAATACATCTATGCGGGATTCCGGCAAGCTTACGGGATCGACCTTTTCCGCGAAAATCTCCACTGGCTGGAATTTTCCGCGCTGGTCAAAAGCTTGCCAAAAGGGACCCGAATGCGGGAAATTATCGAAATCCGCGCTATGCCGGTTCCAAAACCGACAAAGCACAACGCGGAACAGATAGCCGCTATCCTGCGGGCAAAAACAGAGCACGCCCTTACCGCACGTCCTGCGAACCTGCAGAAAGGGCTGCAGAAACTTTATGAAACTCTAAAATCACAAGCGATAGGCAGGTGATTAAATGGCAAATGGACCTATTGAGGTCGGCGGTGTCAAGTATACTGTTGATCTCGATGATTCTGATCTCGATTCACAAATCCCAAAAACAGAAAAGAAAGTCGGCGGGCTAAAAGGCGCATTTTCCGCAGTCGGAAAGGTAGGCGGCGCAGCCATTAAAGGCCTTGGCGCGGCATGTGTGAGGCTGACCTCTGCCGCTGCCGCAAGCGTGGAAGCCGTTGCAAAAATGGGCGTGGAATATAATGCCCAAATGGAAGTTTACCAAACTTCTTTCGCCACTATGCTCGGAGATGCGGAAAAAGCGCAGGCTTTGACCGATAACCTCAAGACCCTTGCAGCAAAGACACCGTTAGCAATGACCGACCTCGCCGAAGCTTCCCAGACCCTTCTGGCGTTTGGAACTTCGGCGGAAGCTTTGCCGGATCAGCTGAAGCGGCTGGGAGATGTGGCACAGGGCAACGCCCAGAAGCTGGGCACGATGGCGACAGCATTTGGTCGAATCCAGTCGAACGGGCGAGCTTCTCTGGAAGAGATCAATATGATGATTGATCAGGGATTTAACCCCCTGAACATTATCGCAGAGCAAACAGGCGAGACCATGGAACAGGTGCGGGATCGTGTCTCAAAAGGACAGGTCTCTTTTGAAGAAATGTCCGAAGCCTTGCGCATCGCAACCGATGAGGGCGGGCAGTTCTACAACGCCATGGAAAACCAGAGCAAGACCTTTGAGGGACAAATGTCTACTCTGCAGGATAACCTTAGCGCACTTGCCGGGACCTTGACAAACGACCTTTTCGCAAGCCTTTCGCAGTCTGCCCTTCCGCAGGTCAATGCGTGGGTGGATGAGCTTCTCACCGCTGCGGAAAAAGGCGGCGTAGAGGGTGCGATCGATGCCGCTGGATCAATTCTTTCGGAAGCGATCACCGCGCTGCTTGATGCCGCGCCCGATATGCTCGATACCGCCCTGTCTTTGGTGGGGTCCTTCCTTGACGGTGTACAGGACAGCCTCCCGGATGTTCTGAACGGCGCGGAGGAGCTGCTCTGGACACTGGTGGATGGGCTTATTGATAAAGCCCCCCAGCTGCTCTCCACAGGCTTCCAGCTGATAGCCTCGCTGCTTAGCGGGTTTGGGCGATCTTTGCCCCAGATCATATCCAAAGCGGGCGAACTGGTCAACGCCATCATCGACTCGTTTTTCCAAATCAACTGGCTGCAGGTCGGTCGAGATGTAATCTGGGGAATCATCCAAGGTCTGGGTTCCCTTGGCGGTGCACTCTGGGATGCGGCTGCCCGAATTGGTGAAAACGTACTAAATGCGATTAAAGGCGTTTTTGATAGCCATAGCCCATCCAAAAAGGCGCGGGCTTTGGCGGCTACCGTTCCGCAGGGTATCGTTGCAGAATTTGACGAAGATACCACCGTCGAGAAAGCTTCTCACCGGCTGGGCAATAAGGTGCTTGACCCGCTTTTCCAAGATGTCGCGTACAACCTGCCGGACAGCTCCGGACTGGCGAAAGATTTGGCATATTCTTTTTCCGGCTCGGTCTCCGGCGGCGCACAGATCGAAGTCCCGCTGTACCTTGACGGGCGGGAAATTGCACGTGCTTCCGCATGGTACATGGGCGAGCAGCTAAGCTGGGAGGAAAGATAGATGAGCGAAACTCTTTACATCAACGGCATTTCTCTCGCTGATCTGGGCGCGGAAGGGATGCGGGAATATGCGGTCGGCGGTTCGCCGATCACAAACGACTTTTTTCAAGGCAGGAACCGGACGAGCTTCAACCTTTTAATGGCTTCTTTCGGTTTGAAACCGATTAAGTTTACCCTGGCATTTTCTGGCGCACACCGCCGCGAAGTCGTGCTGAAAAAGACCAAAGTGGACGGGCTCCTTTTTGGAAACCCCGAGATTTTCCTTCCTGACGGATTCTTTTACAGCTGCATCCTTGATGCAGTCGGAGATCTTGTTTGGGAAGGGCAGGAGGGAAACGAGTGGGTCGCAACGGTTGAATATTCCTTGAAAGGAATCCAGCATGATCCGCTCGAAGAAGTGACCGGCGGCGAAGTGTTCTGCCGCTCAACTACGCCCTTTACTGACTGCGTTCTCTCTGTCACCGCTTCGGCGGCGGCGGAGAGCTACCAGCTGGGCGGGGCTACGTTCCAGAACGTTCAGGCGGGCGAAAAGCTGACCTTTGACGGGATCAATAAAAGAGTGCTGAGAAACGGCGCACCGGCGGCGGCTAATGTTTATTTTATCAATTTCCCCCAGCTGACCCCCGGCGCGAACACCTTCACAGCAGCCGATCCGGTCACGGTGCAGTATTACCCCACTTATTTGTAGGAGGACACCATGCTTACACTTTACGCAAACGGGCAAGCTTACCCGTTAAATATGGATGACTACTATCTGCGGGAGCTGGCGAGCGGGCTGGATGAGGTTGTTTTTAACATCTCCATCCACGACCCCGTTTATCCTCTGATCGAGGAAGAGGCAAGCATCCGTGACCGAGACCAGCAGACCTACCTGATCAAGCAGATCGATGCTGGGAGCGATACCGCCAAAGTGGTCGCCCAGCTCGATCTGGACGATCTGCGGGCGGTGGTTTACCCGGCGATCAACGGCACTTACAGCATCGACCGAATTTTGCAGAATGTGGTCAACAATACGGAATGGACTTACGAGGATAAAAGCCAGATGAGCCAGACCGTCCGGCTCGACCTTATTGGCGTTACCCCCGTAGATATCGCCATCACGTTGGCAGAACTTCTCCCGGCGGCAGTGCGCTTTGACACGGTCAATAAGAAGCTGACCCTTTTAAATCCGAAGCTGAATGAACCCGTGGGGGCTTTCGCTACCACCGATTTGAACCTGCGGGCACTCAACTACAAGGGCAAATCAAACGGCTTTGCTACGCGGCTTTATGCCGCCGGTGCGGACGGTCTGACCTTTGCCGCGATCAACAACGGGAAGGAATACATCGACAACAACGAATATTCCGCCCGCATCGTGGCGGCATACTGGAAGGATGAGCGATACACCACACCGGAGAGCCTTTTGGCTGCGGCAGAGGAAAAGCTTGCACAAATGGCGATCCCTGCGCGGTCTTACGACTGTGACGTGGTCGATCTGAAAGCGACCAATCCGGGGCTGTATAACTTCCAAGACTTTTCCCTCTTTTCCGTAGTCAAATTGATCGACAAAAACCGGAATACGGCAATCAATCACCAAGTTGTTGAAAGATGGACCTATCCCTATTATCCCGAAAAAAACAAGGTGATTCTTTCCACATCGCCGCCGAAAATTCAGAACCAGATCACCCAGCTGACCCAAAGCATCACCAACCCCAACAGCCTTTTCCAGCAGCAACAGGCGGCAGCCATTGCGGGCGCGACCAACTGGATCACCGGCAACAATGGCGGGTATGTGATTTTTCGAAAAAATGACGATGGCGAGCCGTATGAAATCCTGATAATGGACACCGACAGCATCGAGACCGCCACAAAAGTCTGGCGTTGGAACAATGGCGGGCTTGGTTTCTCCTCAAATGGCTACAACGGACCCTATTCCACTGCCATCACGCAGGACGGCGCAATCGTTGCCGACTTTATCACAGCCGGGACCTTGAACGCCAACGTCATCAAAACTGGAATCCTGCAAGGAATTAACGGCGGTTCTTCGATTAACCTCGATACAGGAGAGGTTAACATCGAGGGGACAATGACCACAAAGGCAGACGATTCCGAGCAACATGTATTAATAGAAGGCACCCGTGTTTCCTTTAAATATGGCGACACTGTGGTCGGATATATTGGAGGCGAGCCCAACTGGTATAACCTCAAAATTCCCGCCAACTTTTCCTCCTTCCAAGTTAACTATGGTTCGTCCAACCCGACCCAAATTGTGGCGACTCTTGACCGTGATGGACTGGTGTTTGAGGATGTTAATACTGGTTTTGGAAAGTGGAGTTATACCCCCACGGGGATTGAAGTCAATGGCGAGTGGTTCACGCCAATTCGATTTGTGACAAACGACAACGAGACCGTGTATTTGCTCGGTCATTGGTAAAAAAGGGGTGATTTTTTTGCAAATTTATACAAAAATCGACCTTGACCTTCTCCGCCCGGCGGTGCAGGTTATTGTTAACGCCAAACAAAATGACAAGGCGAGCCGGTTCATCCAGGCGAACCTGTGGGAGGGCGGTCAGCCCTTCGCACCGGGCTCCGTTCTGGCGACTTTTCGGGTATTGAAGCCGGACGGCACTGCCGCTTTTTATGACACCAACGAAAACGGCGACCCTGCAATCGTTATCGATGGCAATATTGCCACCATTGAACTGGTCGAACAGGTGTTGACAGTTCCCGGCGATGTGGCGGCGGAGCTGAATCTTTACACCGCCGGCGGCGAAAAGCTGACCTCGTTCACTTTTGTCATCCGCGTCCAAACTTCTGTACTGAATGATGCGGAAATTTCTTCCTCTGATTACTTCAACGTTCTGACAAACACCCTGACACAGGCGCAAGCGGCGGCAGACAGGGCAGAGGCGGCGGCAGACAGGGCAGAGGATTTGTCCGAAGGGGTTGTAAGATCGATTAATGGACAGACCCCCGACAGCTCTGGCGCGGTGTCTATCGACGTGGGCGTTCTCACTGTCAACGGGCAGTCTCCGGACGGCGACGGCAATGTCAACGTGCAGGCGGGGGTCACCTCCGTCTTTGGCAGAGAGGGCGCAGTAACGGCGCAGCCCGGCGACTACAACATCAGCCAGATCACCGGTGCGGTCCGTCCCAACCTTTTGGACAACTGGTATTTCGGCAATCCCGTCAACCAGCGGGGAGAGACGGAATACACGGGAATTACCTATGGCATTGACCGATGGCAGGGAGCAACATCAGACACGGTGGTGACCGTTCAAAATGGCAGTGTTGCGATCACAGGACAGGTTTACCAGAAAAGTGAAATCCCTTTTGATAATTTAGCGGGCAAAACGGTGACCCTTTCGGCGATGGAAGCGGACGGAACCTTACACAATATCATTTGTATTATTCCGACCACAAAACCGACAGCGTATTCGACGATTCAAGATACCGAAAAACTGCGCTTTGCATTTGACGGCACCTATTTCCGATCGCAGCTGAAAAGCGGGGCTTTTGTCGCCGCAAAACTCGAACTGGGCGAAGGTCAGACCCTTGCCCATCAGGATGAAAACGAAAACTGGGTGCTCAATGGAATTCCAAATTATGCCGAAGAGTTGGCAAAATGTCAGCGGTACTTCATTCGACTGTCCGGCAATTATGACAGCAACGGCGATCTTGTGGCCATTGGTTTTAATAATAGCACAAATCAGATGCGCGCGTTGGTTACTCTACCAGCAACGATGCGGGCAAAGCCTGTGTGTGCGTTTTACAACATCGTAGATAAAGACGGCGCAAATATCACATTGAATTATTTGGGTTGGGGTGCTGGTGGCAGCGACAGATATACTCTTGTGTGTACGATGGAAACAGCAAGAACCGCAAACGAAATTAATGCCGTACGCTTTGGGGCGAACGGCTACATCGATTTTGATGCCAACTTATAAGGAGGGGCGGAGATGGAATTTTATAATAAACACTATATTCTCCTTGACGAAGAAAGCCGCATCATCGATGGCTGGTCGGATGGCCCGCTGGCAGGAAAAGACACTGAGGGCGCGATCTGCATCAACGAGCAGGGCGGCTATCAGTTTCGGTTGTTCCCCGATGGCGAGGAAAATCCTGCGCTGATCGACAGTGACGGCGTGCATCTGTGGAAGTGGGCAGGGGAAGTGCTGCCCACCGCCGAAGAGGAGCGCACCGCCGAGCGGGATTCTTTTCCGCAGCCGGAGCCCGAGCCTGATGTTTGGGCTGAAATGGCAGCCGCCTACCAGAGAGGGGTGAATGAGGCTTGACTGACAAGGATTTTGTTTTAGGCATTTTTAAAGAGCAAGGAAAAACCGATGCCAAAGACCTTCGCGCCCGTTCCCCTCAGCTGAGCGGGACAGAGCTGATCGAGGAGGAATCGAAAATCCCCGCTTTCGATCCGACAAAAGACTATTCCGGATGGAATGCGGGCAACCCCGTGACCGATGAGGGACAGGTCTGGACCCTGCTTCAGCCGCACAACGCGGCAGCTTACACCGGCAGACCTTCGTCCCTGCGTGCGCTGTGGGGACTGGCGCATACTAAAAACCCCGAAAAGGCAAAGCCGTGGGTCGATCCTTACGGCACAAGCGGGATGTACATGACGGATGAGTGCTACCGATCCGATGACGGCAGAGTGTTCCGCGCCCTGCAGGATAATCTTGTCCATGATGCGGAGGCGTTCCCATCCGGATGGGTGGAGGTGTAACCGATGGGCGAATTTCTTTCGAGAAACGAACACACAGAATTTGCGCTCCGCATGGAGGACGAACACCGCCGCCAGAACCACCGGATCACTACCCTCGAAGAAGAAGTGAAAGCTTTGCGGGACCTTGCCGCTTCAGTCAAAGACCTCGCAGAGAACATGAAAGGAATGCTGATTGAACAGCAAAAGCAGGGCGACCGGCTGGACAAGCTGGAAAAAGCGCCGCTTGAAAACTGGCGGACAATTCTCCGCGGTGCGCTGACCTCCATCGGGTCCGCGCTTGCAGGTGCGCTGATCGCTGGCGCGGTGTTCTTTTTGACAAAATAGGAGGAATAAAAAATGAGCAATTTAAAAAACTGGATCAAAGCGGCGGGAATCCGCGCTATCAAAACCGTAGCGCAGACCGCTGCTGCTACCATCGGCACCGCAGCCGCCATGGGAGAGGTTGACTGGGTATTGGTTGGCTCCGCCGCTGCGCTGGCTGGCGTGCTTTCGCTGCTTACCAGCATTGCAGGACTGCCCGAGCTGAACGCAAACAACGCATACCTTAACCAGTAGGGGGCGGGGAAATGGCGCAGAAGCTTATTCTTCCCCTTAACAGGTGCAATGTTAACGCAGGCTACAAAACACCCGCCTACGTCAAAAGCTGGGGCTTTTCGCACTATGGCGTAGACCTCGGCAACCCGGACAAAAAGCGGACCATCTATTCCCCCGGCGATGGCACCGTTATAGCTTGCGGAATGGACGGCCTGACCGCAAAGACCCGCCTCGGCAACTGTATCGTTCTGGTTTTCCCGGATGTGGAAAGACCGGACGGCACAGTCGGCGGTCTGGCGTGTAGGCTGTTCCATCTGGAAAGCATTGCCGTCACCGCCGGTCAGCAGGTCAAGCGCGGGGACGTCCTCGGCGAATACGGCAGCACCGGGGCAAACAGCTCCGGACCGCATCTGCACATCGAGTTCGACGCCGACACCAAATACCCGCAGCACGCCGTGGGCATTGCATCAAGCGGGCGGATCATCAAAAAGGGATCGGTAGATTCCACCCTCGACCCGTCAAAAGTTTGGTTCCTGGGCGAAGGTCAGCAGCTGTTTGACGGCTGGGACGGAACCGCCACCGGCAGCGGGGTGAAATCTGGATGGATCAACGCCCACGATCTGACAGTCCCGCCTCTGCCCAAAGAAGATGCAGCGGATTATAAAGCTTTATATGAGCAGGAGAAATCCCTGCGGTCTGCCGCCGAGGATCAGCTGGTTGATATCAAAGCAGCACTTGCAGACGTGGTAAACCGGCTGCAGAAAATTGTATAA